AAATGTTTTTTATGCAGTTATCTATAATGATACTGACGCAGGAAAAGCGGCAATTGGTTTTGTTGAGATTGACGCTGCTGGGGCAGATGGAACATTAGGCTTAATCAGTTTGACTTGGGGCGCAAATATTTTCACATTGAGCTAATCAAATGGCAACTGAGACTTTATTACCAGACGGTTTATTACTTACCGATAATTTGACTGGGGGGCTATCTGCGATAGATACAGATGATTCCACGTTTCTCATTGCGACCAGTAATAATGCTAACTCAGTAGTAGCAGTTTCATTTCCTACACCAACTGGAAGTCCTGATACCGGGGTAGACGTTCAGGGGTTCACGGTTAAATACCGAGTTACAGCCAATGCCTCAACTGTGACATTTGATGCGTATCTTCGTGAATCTGGAGTTAGGATTAATGGAGGGGTGGCCATAGATACTTGGACTAGTGCAAGTACGACTGAAGTCACACGAGAAATTAGTTGGAATGCAAGTTTACTTGGTACTGCTGACGGAAGTGTTGTCGAAGTAGAAATAGTGGCGACCAAAACTGGAGGATCTCCGGGTAATAGAACAACAGGGGAGTTTCAGTTTATAGATTGGGATGTTGTTTTTACTGCTGGAGATACTGACGTGGAGGTTACTGCAACCACCGCTACTCTTTCACTGACAGATACCAATGCCTCAGTTTCAACTGATAACGAGGTCATCGCAAACACAGCCACTCTTTCATTAACAGATACCAATGCCTCAGTTTCAACTGACACTGAAGCCACTGCAAATACAGCCACTCTCACAATATCAGAGACTAATCCCACAGTTTTGGTTGAGAGGGATGTTGAAGTTACGGCAACTACAGTCATTCTTTCATTAATTGAAATTGATCCATCGATCTCGACTGACATTGAGGTTACGGCAAACACTGTCGTTCTTTCACTAGTTAAGACTGATCCTGCCATTTTAATTGAGATTGACACTGACGTTACTGCAAATATAGTCGCTCTTTCATTGGTTAAAACTAATCCCACTGTTGTGGTTGAGGGTGATATTGAAGTTACTGCAAATGCTGCCACGCTCTCGTTGGTTAAGACTGATTCAACAGTTGATGTTGGTACTGAGGTTACAGCAAATACAGATACTCTTTCCCTGACAGAGATTAATCCCGCAGTTTCGACTGATACTGAAGCTACAGCAAACACCGCCATTCTTTCCTTGATAAAAACAGATCCAACTGTTATAGTTGAAAAAGATGTTCAGGTCACGGCAAACCCCGTCACATTATCTTTGGTAAAAACTAATACTACGGTCGTGATTGGTGATTCCGATATTACCTTATTAACAACAATCCAATCCCTGAATCGTGGATATGGTCAGGCAACAGCACTTAGACTTGGAGGGCTAATACAATGAGAATACCGAGTGGCATAATAACTCAAGAATTGTATTTCATCGCAGTCGATGAAACTGATCTTAAAACTAGAGAAACAGGACTTTCTAGTTTTACAGTTCATAGATCTCGTGATGGAGGTGCATCAACTGCCATGACTACTCCCACCATAACAGAAATTGATGTCGTGAATATGCCGGGTGTATATTCGTTATTGATAGATGAAGATACGACTATTGATTCAGGTAATGATTCTGAAGAGATATTGTTTCATATTACTCATGCAGGTATGGCTGCAGTAGATAGTACTGTAGAGCTATATAGAGCAAAAGCAACAATAGGGAAAACCTTAAATGTAACATCTACAGGGATTGGAGATACTGATATTGTTTCAATTAGTGGAGATACAACAGCTGCTGATAATCTTGAATTACAATATGACGGTACGGGATTGGCTGGAGATACTTTCCCGGCCACGCAAGTTCAGGTTGGATCATTGTCTACTGGAAGTGCAGCTATAAGTGTACAGGCAGACAGTTTTACTTTGACAACCGGAACAGTTGCATCAGGAAGTATAACAGATACAGAAACATTAAATGGTGTGCGTCATGAAATTAATGATGATGCAGGTGCTATTGATATGTTTTACGAATTTGATGTAGGTGATGATGGGACAGCAGTTGAAGTAAATATTGATGGTAGAATAAACAGTAATAATGATGATATTGATGTATTTGCTTTTGATTTTATTGGATCTACATTTGATCAGATAGGGACCATTAATGGTACAAACTCTTCAGCTGATTCAAACTTTGTATTTAATTTATTAAGGCGACATACAGGCACGGGGGTAGATATTGGTGAAGTTAGAATTAAGTTTCTCGCCACAAGTGGTTTAACTTCAGCAACTTTAAGAATTGATAGAATATTTACAAGTTTTGCTATAATTTTTCGATCTGTGGGATATGAAGATGGCGCTATATGGGTTGATACTCTTAACGGCACAGCGGGAACAGAAAAATTTGTTAATGGTACTGCGGATAATACTGTTTTAACTTTTGCAGATGCATTAACACTTTCAGCTTCATTAAATGTAGAAAGATTCAGAGCTATTAATGGGACTACCATTACCTTAACATCAGATTCAACTAACTTTTCATTTTTAGGCGATTCTTGGTTTTTAGCTCTTAATGGTCAAACTATAACTGGATTATCAGTTCATGGAGCCACCGTGACTGGAACGGGGATTGATGGCGGGGCTCGACCCACTTTTGAAAATTGTCAAATTGGTACATCTACCTTACCACCCTTCGTTATGTTCACATGCGGTCTTACAGGAACCATAACCGCAGGCTCGACTGGTGATTATATTATGCATAATAGTGCCTCAGCTATTGCAGGAACGGCAACACCAATATTTGATTTCGGCGTAGCATTAGCTGATATTAATTTGAGCTTAAGAGGATATTCTGGCGGAATAGAACTCCAAAATATGGGACAACTTGGAACTGATCGGGCATCCATAGATGGGGATACCAAAGTCGTAATTAATGCCAATTGTATTGGCGGCACCGTAGTTATTCGGGGTAATGTCGAACTAGTTGATAACAGTGGCGGAGCTGTCACTATAGAAAAAATCGCATCCACTAGTAGATCCGCTGGGTATTCTAATGGGTCTCTATGGCATAATAGTACAGTCGGCAATATTCTTACCTCTATCTTCATTGATGGGACTGCTGATAATCCTGTTTCATCCATTGCAGCTATGGATACGCTATCAACGGCTCTGAATTTGAAGAATTATGAGTTTGTTGCTGGTGATGATATCACAATAACTCAAAGTGAAGCAAGTAAGACATTTCATGGAAATAACTATAAATTAAAATTAAATAATCAAGATCCTCCAACTATTATAACTGGTGCTGAAATAACGGGAATTGCTAATAATACGACCACCTTTTTTGCAACAGATAGCAGACTTGGAACTACCACAATACCTTTGACTGTTAAAGCTGGTTTTGTAGCAGAATTATGTGGTTTAGTCGATGTAATTATAGATGCCACGAACGCTGATATTGAATTTTTAGCTTGTCATGGTAATACACAAGGATCTATGCAAGATAGCTTTGTTGATCTAAAAACTGGTATTACGACTAATGAAGTAGCTTTTCAGCGTTGGGGTGGACCTATCACATTTAAAAATATAAGTTCCGGAGATACCATATTTATGCATGGTCGAGGCATTATTACTTTGGATGCCAGTTGTACTGGAGGAACCATATTTATTGCCGGAAACTTTAATGTGGTTGATAATGCTGGAGGAGTTGTCAGTCAAATTAATCATGGAGAATTTGCTCAAGAAGCTATAGCGGATAAAGTTTGGGATGAAGCTCTTAGCGGTCATACAACAGCTGGATCTTTCGGTAAAGCTATCACGGATATTGAATCAGATGCTACTCTAATCTTGGCGGGTACAGCAGATATGCAACCTAAATTGGGAACTCCTGCAGCTGATATAAGTGCTGACATAGCCGCCTTGAAAGATTTCGATCCAGTAACACAGGCTGTTAACGTCGATAGGATAGGTGGTAGTGCCCCTGCTGCAACCCGGCTGGCCCTGAGTGCCAATCAGATCATTCCGTTTACTGTGGATACCGCTACGTTCACTCCAACAACAGCCATATTTGAGGCTGACGATATAACTGAAGCCACCGCTGATCATTTTAATGGTAGAATTATAATTTGGACCACGGGTGCTTTATCAGGTCAGGCCACTTCTATCACCGATTATCAATTAGTTGGTGGTAAAGGTAGGTTTACAGTGGTGGGTATGACCGAGGCTCCAGCAAATAATGATACAGGAATTATCATCTAATGGGCATTACAACATTACATCCATCTGGACTGCCGGGAAAATCTTATTCTTTCTCGTCTAAGATACCTTTTGTGTGTCCACAAAATCCCAATTTTACAGATGCCAGAGATTGTATTTTAACAGAGTTTAAAGCTTTTTGGGAGGCAGACCCACTGTCTTCTCCTGTACCCTTGTTTTATCAAGACGTAAGAGATACAATTCCAGATGTGAAGACATTTACTGAAGTTATTGTAAACTATACAGGTGGTGGAGCTTGGGCAGTGGGGAATGAATTTAAACGTAGATCTGGTCAAGTTTTAGTCAGAATACACACCCCAATAGGTCAGGGCTTGTCCTTGAGTTACGAATTAGGTATAATCGCTTTAAACGCACTTAAAGGCGATAATTTAAAATCACAGATTTGGTTTCGAAATGGGTCTATATCTGAAGAAGGTAAACAGGGTTCCAGAATGGTGCTAGAGGTATCCGTAAATTTTGTGCATAGTCAGCTTCGATAAAAGGAAAGAAATATGGCATTAGTTAATAAAATAGATTCAAACTGTACTGGGCTCCGGTACTCAGAAGAGTTGAGCATAGGTGTTGTTGATCCCTCTGCAGTGTGGTTACCCTTGGAGCCAAACTCTTATCCTGATTTTGGTGGAGAGGTTATCCTTAAATCCCGAAATCCAATCAACTCTGGGCGGCAACGTAAAAAAGGTACCCTTGTTGATGTCAATTCAACTGGTGGTCTCAATACGGATCTAACTCAGAATAATCTTGAAGATCTGTTGCAAGGATTTTTCTTTGCCGATGCCCGGACCAAGGCAGAATTCGGCGGAGCTGGAGAAATCACCAATGTAGATGGAATAACTGAAGATTATGATGCTGCATCAGGCCTAGGTATTTTTGCAGCTGGAGATCTGATAATCGCTTCTGCATTCAGCACCGCTGCCAATAACGGACTTAAAACAGTTACAGCAGCTATCGCGACAGCGGTAACCGTTGCTGAAGATCTAACTGCTGAAGCATCCCCTCCCGCCGCTGCTAACCTAGTCACTGTGGGCTTTCAATTCGCTGCTGGTGATTTGGACGTATCTGCTCCGGGTGGAGCTTTTCCCACTCTTACGACTACCGTCAAAGATATGACTGAGTTGGGTATCATCCCCGGTGAATGGATTTTCATAGGTGGCGATCTTGCCGCTTTAGCATTTTCCACTGCTGCAAATAACGGTTTTGCTCGGGTTCGGTCTATTGCAGCTAATGTGATGACTTTGGATAAAACTCAAGATACCATGGTTACTGAGGCATCCACCACAGAAACTGTTCAAATATTTTTGGGCCGGGTTTTAGTGAATGAAAAAACCAAAGCATTACAAAAACGTAGGTCTTATCAATTGGAGCGTGAACTGGGTGCAAATGATGATGCCGCACCTACTCAGGTTCAAAGTGAATATGTTGTTGGCGCAGTACCCAATGAGCTGACCTTCAACTTCAATCAAGCTGACTTGATTACCGCTGATCTGACATTCATGGCTACTGATCATGAGACCAGAACCGGGGTTCAAGGATTCAAAGCTGGGACAAGACCTACTTTGCTTGATGCCGATGCGTATAATACTTCCGATGACTTTACAAGATTGAAAATGTCTTTAACAAGTACCACGGATTCAAATCCTACTAAGCTGTTTGCATTCTTGACAGAGTTCACGATTTCAATAAACAATAACTTGTCAATGAATAAAGCAGTATCTGTTATTGGTGCATTTGACATATCTGCAGGAACTTTTGAAATCGGTGGAACATCAACTGCATATTTCTCAGATGTGGCAGCAATCGCTTCTATCCGAAGCAATTCAGATGTGACTATCGATTTTGCTATTGTTAAAGATAACGAGGGTATTGTAGTGGATATTCCCCGAATCTCTTTGGGTGATGGGAGATTGAATGTTGAACAAGATGAACCTATTCAAATGCCTCTTACAATGCCTGCAGCTGAAGATGATACTTTTGGACACACATTGTTAATGGTATTTTTTGACTTTTTACCAACTGCAGCTGAGTAAACTGCCCTAACCATGGGCCGGAGATGAACTTCGGCCCTGTTTGACCTCACACAAATAAAATAGGATGACGACTATGACAAATAAAGCTAAATCTATCTATGATCTATTTGAACGCGATGAAGATATGGAAATGAAAGGTATCTGGCAGAATTTCTGCCTCTACGGTAAATTCCTTATCGCTAGAGCAGGGGGATCTAATGCCCGGTTCACTTCTAT